GTGGACCCACTTCGAGAAGACAATGCAGCGCGAAGACCTCTTTGATTTTGAGGCCGGCTCGGATGTGGGCCGAGTGCAGTTCGGTTCCGAGAAAATTCCAGGAGCACCTTCTCTGGATTCCGACCTGGCTGACCCTATTTAGGGCTTTTAGGGTGCCATGCCCACCCCCTCAGTCAGGGGTGTGGTTTATCACTGACTGGCCACAACTACTTCTTCGACGGCCTCCGCATTGGCTGTTACTCTAGATGAGAAATGCGAGATCCCTGTCCTGAACCCCGTTCCCGCAGCCAACGTGCAGGAGATTGTCACTTTTGTTGACGAGGCTTGCGTGCAAAAGAGTGCTCGCCCAGACACCACACGCTTCACTGAGTCCAGCATAGTTGACAATGACATTAAGTCAATCCTAGCTCGCCCTTACAAAATCACCACTGGGGTTTTGGCTAATAACACTGCTACAATGTATACAGCTGATTTAAATCGTGGCTTCTTTTCAGCGCAGGCAGCTTCGCGCTTGAGCGGTGTGTATGGTATTAGGGCGAAAATGGTGTTTAAGGTGCAAGTTGTTGCAACGCCATTTGATCAGGGTAGGCTTAAGTTGTGCTTCCAGCCACTCACCTTCGCTGGGGATACAAGTACCTACTCAGCATTCCGACTCTCTAACGCCATTCAGCTACCAGGCGTGGAGCTTGACCTTAATACCCAGACTGAGGCTGTATTTTCCATCCCTTGGGTTTATCCCAAAGATTTCCTGGTTCTGAATTCCTACAATGGGCAAGCTGACAACATGCCCTTAGGCAGGATTGGTTTGGTTCCAATAATCCCATGGTCATCAGGGAGCGGTACGGCACCTAGGTACACCGTGTGGTTTTGGCTTGAGGATGTGGAGTTCTATGGCACAACTGGCACTCCCGCCATTGTTGCAGACCCGGTGTCTGGCCTACTTGAAGCTGCTGCTGGCATTGCCGCTTACCATGAGGCGTGCAAGGAGCACCCGGAGGTTCGCATTTCCACTATCAGCAAGAAGCTTCTGGGCTGGACGGCCATGGTGGGTGCTAAGTTTCCGAAACTCAGGAGTGCCTTTCAACCAGCCGAGTGGGTCATTGAGAAAGTGGGCAACACTGCTGCTTCTTGGGGCTTCTCTCGTCCTTTGGCCACAAAGCCTCCGAGGCGTGTGGTTGCCACTAGCGCCACTCCTTTTGGCCACATGGACACACCAGACTATGGCTATACTCTCTCTGCCTCCGCTAAGAATGAGAAGCCTGGTGTGACATTTGGGTGTGACATGGATGAAATGGCGATTCAGTACCTCGGTGCTAGCTGGGGGCTGACTGGCATCACCACCTTTTCTCCGGCGGACGGTCAGGGCGCGCTACTCTTTCACGCCGTCAACACTCCAGGGGCCATGTTTTTCAATCTCGGGGCTGTTAATAAGAAAAAAGCTGTTCGCAGTCTCCAGGTTCAGGCTGCCGGCACTCCTATCGTTTCCGCCCATCCAGCGCCGGCAGCTTTTGTTGCTAACGTGTTTCAGTATTGGCGTGGAAGAGTGCAGTACAGGTTGCAGTTTGGGAAGACGGCTTTTCACGCTGGACGTATTAGGGTCACTGTGGTTCCAAACGAAGTCATTGCTGGCAACACCGGCGCAGTTAACACCTGCCTTGTCGGCACTACGTTGAACGGTACTAACTACAGTGCTGTCAGCTATGTTGTGGACATTAAAGGTCAGAATGACTTTGAGTTTGAGGTTCCTTGGGATTACCAGGTCCCCTGGAAGAACCCAGTTGACATGGCTCACTCTGTGATGTACATTCAGGTTGAGGAACCATTAGTGGCACCAGCCACGTGTGCACAGTCCATCACAATCAATGTGCTGGTGCGTGTCCTGGACATGGAGGTTGCATTGCCCATCGCTCCTCGGTGGCAGCCTTACCCCCCGTCTCTAGTTGCTGCTGATGTGTCGGGTGACATTGATGAGGTGGATTCACCCGCGCCACCTGAGCCCCTAAGGACTCCCATCACCTTGCACTATGTGTCAGGTGGTGCTAGCTCTACTATGGGGGAGCAGATCAATTCAATCAAGCAACTTGTCCAGATTCAAACACTGACACATGCTACCCAGCACACTGTGCGCTCCAATGTGGCTATCACCATGCCACCTGAGGATTGGCGCCCAATAGGCACAACCACTGCTGTGATCTCACCTTCTTTCAATAGGTACCTAGATTACTTTGCTTCTGCCTACAGGGCTTACACCGGAGGCCAATCCTTCACCATTCTAACTAGGCCATCAACACCGGTGGTGGTCTATCGCGGCAACACCAACAGGCCTGAGGACTGGTCTAACCTCTCCACCTTCTCCAGCAGCATGGCTACCATTGCAAGCGGGGAGACTGAGGTCCGCTTCAAGCTTCCATTCCAGGAAGTGACCCCTGTGGTGCCTTTGTCTGCAGGCATTTACAATAGTGATATTGCCTACAAGAACATCCCCAAGGTCGTGAGGTCCACATTTACTTATAGTGTGGATCCCACCACCACCCCTGGGGGCATAACCAAGCATGGTATCTTTTCTGGGGCCTCAGATGACTTCCGGTTTTACTACTTTGCGGTGACACCTATTTTCTCAATGTCGAGGAACAATGGTGACCCACGCCCGAGTGATGCGTTCACCACCTACACCACTCAATAATTCATGGCTACTCTCTAGCCGTTCTCCTTTTCGAACGACGTTAGCGGGTAGTCCCGCTAACGCGTCTGTTTGACTACAATAACACCACAGTTGAGGATTTTATGTACCCTCTTCGGAGGGGAAACTTTTGCCTCTTCGTGTGATGCTAAAGTTGGG